CAGGAGTTTAAGTTACTCAAGACGATCATTCGTGACCACGCTCCTGATGAGTATTCGTATGACCCACAGGGCGGCGACCGCATGGCCAAGCGCGCGGACTACGACATGGTGGAGCTTATCCCCGTGTCTGACCCCAACAGCTCTACGATGGCTCAGCGAATCATGCAATATCAAGCTGTGATTCAGTTGTCTCAAAGCGCTCCTCAGATCTACGACTTGCCCCAGCTGCACCGTCAGATGATTGAGGTCTTAGGGGTGAAGAACGCTGACAAGTTAGTGCCTGTTGAAGACGACATGAACCCGCGCGATCCTGTCAGTGAGAACATGGCGTTCTTGAATGGCGAGCCGACAAAGGCGTTTATCTACCAAGATCACGACGCCCACATTGCTGTTCATACTTCTTTGATGCAAGACCCATTGATGGCCGCTCAAATTGGGCAGAATCCACAGGCTCAGAAGATGATGGCGGAGATTCAAGCCCACATCGCGGAGCACTTGGCGTTTGCGTACCGCCGCAAGATCGAGGTGCAGTTGGGCGTGCCTATGCCTAAACCTAACGAGAACCTGCCTGAGGAGGTCGAGTTGCAGTTGTCCCGTCTGGTGGCGCAGGCCTCCCAGCAGGTCTTGGCCCAGAGTAAAGGTCAGGCCCAGCAGCAGCAAGCCCAGCAAATGGCGCAGGACCCACTCATCCAGATGCAGCAGAAAGAGCTGGAGATTAAGGAGCGTGAGGCTGAGATCAAGGCGCTGAAAGTCGAGGCTGATATCGCGATCAAGGCGGAAGAGCTTGCGCTTAAGGCCCGGGAAGGCGCGGTCAAAGAGGGCACGGACCCAGAGATGGCGCAACAACGCATGCAGCAGGAGTTAGCGCAGTCTCAAGAAGTCCATGGCATGTCTATGCAGCACGAGCAGCTTAAACAGCAGATCGAGGCGGCTAAAGCGCAGCAGCAGATGGCGGCTCAGCAGCAAGGCGCGCAGCAGCAGATGCGTCACGGCGGTGAAGTCCACCGCATGAAGATGGGTCAAATGGCCAACACACCAACTAAAAAGGGTAGCTGATGGAAAAGCAGATCTTGGAGCACCTCTGGCGGAAGCTAGAGGACTTACGGAAAGAACTTGTCGAGAATTTGGGGGATGGCGCAGCTAAAGACTACGCCGCCTACAAAGAGCTGTGCGGGATTTCTCGCGGGTTGTTAACCGCACAGTCAGAAATTAACAACCTGTTGCAAAAACTGAAAGACGACGATGAGTAATATTCTGATTGGCCAGACCCTAGACCCGCGAGGTCCGGTGTCTGTGCTCCCTGAATCTGCCGAAAAAAAGGCTAAACAGATTCCCGATCCAGTGGCTTTTCACCTTCTGTGTGCGCTCCCAGAGTCCGATGAAGAGTACGAAAGCGGCCTTGTAAAAGCAGGCCAGACCATGCAGTTTGAAGAGCTGCTGTCACCCGTACTGTTTGTTGTGAAGATGGGGCCGGACGCTTATAAGGACGAGAAGCGATTTCCTAGCGGTCCGAGCTGTAAAGAAGGCGACTTTGTATTAGTACGCCCCAATACCGGCACCCGGATGAAGATCCACGGCAGAGAATTCCGCATCATCAACGACGATTCTGTCGAGGCTGTTGTAGAAGACCCACGTGGTATTACTCGCGTTTAAAGGAGCATAAGATGGAAGACGAAAAAGTTGAATTTGAGTTCCCGGACGAGAAGGCCGAGAAAGACGCCCGAGTCGAAGAGGCCACGGACATTGAGGTCGTAGACGATACCCCCGAGGAGGACCGTGGGCGCGAGCCCATGAAAGAGCCGCCAGACGAGGTGTCGGACGAAGAGCTGTCCAAGTACGACGAAAGCGTACAGAAGCGTATTAAGCGCTTTACCAAGGGCTATCACGATGAGCGTCGGGCTAAAGAAATCGCTGAGCGCGAGCGTGAGGCCGCTATTGCGTATGCTCAGCAGCTCATGATGGAAAACAACGACCTGAAGGGCACGAACAGTAAGACGCAAGCAGCGCTTATCGTTCAAGCTAAGAAGGTCGCGGATTACGACATGGCGCAGGCCAAGAAAGCGTACAAGGATGCCTACGAATCCGGGGACTCTGACGCGCTGCTTGAGGCCCAAACCAAACTCAACGACGCAAGCGCTAAAGCTACGCGGTTAAAAAATTATAAGCCACCGGCTTTACAACCGGTTGAAAATAATGTACAACCTCAACTACAGAAGACAGAAGTTCCTACTTCGGCTCCTGTGCAGGTCACGGACCCTGATCTTATCGAATGGCAAGAGCGCAATCCTTGGTTCGGTAAAGAGAAGAAAATGACCGCTTACGCACTGGGCCTGCATGAGGAAATTACGTCCGACGGTATTAACGCAGGAAGCAAAGAATACTATAAACGTATCGACGCTGACCTACGAAAAACTTTCCCAGCGCAGTTTGGAGCGGGGGAAGATGCTGAAGCTCCTAAATCTCAGCGTACTAAATCCAACGTAGTTGCACCTGCAACCCGTAGCACAGCCCCACGTAAAGTCGTGCTTACGCAGTCACAGGTCAGTCTCGCCAAGCGGCTAGGTGTTCCACTGGAAGACTATGCTCGTCAGGTTGCCGTAGAAATGAGGAAATAAAAATGGATGAAGTAAATAGCCGCGCACCGCGCAAGTCCGAGTCACGTGAAGCCGCACAACGCCCCTCAAAATGGGCGCCATCGCAGCTATTGCCTGATCCTGCGCCGGAAGCTGGGTATGCGTTTCGTTGGGTTCGCATGTCGACCCTGAACGCTGACGACCCCATTAATATATCCGCAAAACTTAGAGAGGGCTGGGAACCTGTTAAGGCTTCTGAGCACCCCGAGATGAAGATTTATGGATCGATGGGCGACGCCCGTTTCCCTGATTCTGTTCAGATCGGTGGCTTGATGCTTTGCAAAACCCCAGTTGAGTTTACAGAGCAGCGTAACGCGCACTACTTGAATCAAGCTGATTCGCAGATGCAGTCTGTAGACAACAACTTCATGCGCGAAAACGACCCTCGGATGCCGGTCTTTAACGAGCGACGCACCAAGGTTACTTTCGGAAACGGTAATTAATTTTTAGGAGCTTAAAATGGCTTATCCCACGGTATCAGCCCCTTACGGGCTAAAGCCGGTCAATCTGATCGGCGGTCAGGTTTTTGCGGGTTCTACTCGTAATATCCCCATCGCTTCTGGCTATGCAACTGGCATCTTCAATGGTGACGTTGTATCTCTATCAAGCGCAGGCGTCATTGTTAAAGACATTGGCACCACCACTGCTACGCCCGTTGGCGTGTTCGTTGGCTGCTCGTACACAGACCCTGTGTTGAAGTACAAGCTGTTCAGCCAGCAGTTCCCCGCAGGCCTCGTTGCCTCGGACATCGAAGCAATCGTCGTTGACGACCCCGACACCCTGTTCAAGGTTGCCGTTGTGTCTGGCACGACTGTTATTTCTACTGTAGGCCAAACCGCTGTTGGTTCCAACATGGCTTTGGTTCAGAACGCTGGTAACACCAACACTGGTGACTCTGGTGTTGCAGTGTTGGCTGGCTCTGTCGCTACCGCTAATACGTTGCCTGTGCGCGTAATTGCGGGTGTGCCTGAAACAGCGATCTCCGGTGCCTTTACAGAGGTTATTGTTAAATGGAACTGGGGCATGCACCAGTATCAAAACGCTACTGGCGTTTAATAAGGAGCTAAAAAATGGCTATTTCACGCGCACAACTACTTAAAGAGCTTCTGCCCGGCCTGAACGCACTGTTTGGTTTGGAGTACAAGAAGTACGGCGAAGAGCACAAAGAGATTTACGAAACTGAATCTTCAGAGCGTTCCTTCGAAGAGGAAACCAAGTTGTCTGGCTTCAGCGCTGCCCCCGTTAAAAACGAAGGCTCTGCTATCGCTTATGACAACGCTCAAGAAGCATGGACAGCACGCTACACGCACGAGACCATTGCAATGGGCTTCTCCATCACGGAAGAAGCAGTGGAAGACAACTTGTATGACTCGTTGTCTAGCCGCTATACCAAAGCTCTGGCTCGCGCTATGGCGTACACCAAGCAGGTTAAAGCTGCTGCCATCTTGAACCAAGGTTTTGCTGGCCCTA